CAGCTGTAATCGTAGTAAGTTCACCATATCTAATACCGTGAGTCTTTTCTTGTAGTCCAGCCCATTTATATTTGTGATCACAGGGAGGACTTGGGGTTGTTACTGCATCTAGTAACGATTTCCCATCCACGATACCATCAGGTTGATAAGGTTTTGCGTCCCATATAGCACGGCAAATAGCACCTTTATCACCAGCCTGTAAAGCATCACTGGCATCTTTGTAAGGATCCGCCAGATTAGCAATCGAAACTGTCCCATGCGGTAAGATAGCAGCCACTTGTTCCGTCGCTCTCCTTCCCGCTTCGTCTTTATCAAAAAAGAGAACGATTTCTTTATAGCCTTGAAGTAAGGGTATTTGTTTCTGGATGTCCTTTTTGGCTGATGCAGCACCATGAGGAAGAGAGACCATCGGCCAGCCTTCCATTGCTTCATAACAACTGGCAGCATCTAATTCACCTTCAGTAATAACAATACGTTTACCAGAGCTAGGAAAGAGGTGCTGACCAAATAGGGTGTCAGTGGAAACTCCTTCATATTTAAACTCTTTTAGTTTTGTTTTTGTTTTGAATCCTCTAATGCGTCCAGAGCCATCGTAATAAGGGAAGCGTAAGTGTGCCTCATCTCTGTAGATTTTGTAGAACTGGCAAGTTTTTTCGCTGAGGTTTCGTTTTTGCAGCCTTTGGGCTGATCCTTTAAAACTGACATTTTCTTGCATTTGATGAGTGTGTTGGTCACCAGATCCAGCTGTTCTAGTCTGACAACTAAAACAAAAGGTGTGACCATCCGTATAGATAGCTAAAGCATCGGATGAGCCACAGTCTGGACATGGTTCGTGTCTTATAAATTCGCTTTCAGTCATGTAAGCCAATCAATCGGTATGGCGTGAAATGCACACCATTTAATTCCATATCTCTGACACCATTTTGCATAGGTTGTCTTTGATTTTTTACTAATTTTTTTATAGGGGTCTTGGAAGATCATCCTTAAATCTATTTCTGGATTATCATTTATGACCTGTCTAATTTTGCGTCTATCTTCTGGTCTCCAAAACCCTTTGGTTTCTAGGCATATGCCATTGGGTAAGACAAAATCAGGTGTGTATTTATGGGTAATGGTATAAGGAAAACTTGTACCTTCATACTCATAGTTCACACCTAATTCACATAAAAGATCAGAGACTTTTTCCTCTAATCCTGACTTGAACATTAGAAGTCATCGTCAGGTGTAACTTCCTCTGTAGCTGGAGTTACGTTAGGGTCATCTGTCTTGAATCCTTGTGTCTTACCAAACAATTCAGCTACACCATCTTCATCCAAGTCGCCAGTGTCAACACCAGCTCCGGACTGGATTGAGATAATTTGTACGCCCGATAACTTAAGAGAAGTACCGTAGGTAACGCCATCACGAAGTATATAAGGCTTTTGATGAAAGCCAATCTTAACCTTTGACCCTTCATATACTGGGGTATCTATGTTTGTAATTGGTGTACCTTCAGTATCAACTACTGGTGGTTTCTTATCTTCAGACCAAGAAAACTTAACTATGTATTGACCGTCAGATACTTCTTCCCAAGGAGTAGGCTTTAATGTAGCTCTCTTTGGATTCTTTAGCTTGGCTTCTGCCCATTTAAGACAGTCCTCTCGCTCTGCTTCAAGTTTTTTAACCATGTCATCGTCGACAATAGCCTTCAATGAATAGCCAAATTGACTTGGTTTTAACACAGCCTGATAACCACTAAGAGTTACAGGGTTCGGTGTTACGTGTATGTTTCTCATTAACAAAAGAAATAAGTGGATTCAATCACTTCGGAGGGTTGTAGATCTCCGATGATCGGTGGTTCAGACTCAGCTCCAATAGATTGGGCAAAGTCTCTTAAAAAGTCATGCTCTGCAAACAGGTGCATGTATGTCTCCCGTACCAGAGTGGAAAGGTAGGTCATATCTGTAGCTCTACACAAGACAGAATCATGTATCAAACTTATAGGTGCATCAAATTTAGTTGCACTTAAATGTAGTAATGAAGCGTCTAATGAGTGGATAAGGTTAGGTGCAGTAGCATTCTTGTGGTGTAGTAAATCAACTTCTTTCGTATCGTTTGTACCTACTCTTAAATTAGTCGTACCAAATAATTGAAGTTTTACTCTTGTCCAATCTTGTTTCATTAGTTTTTGTGTAACTCTGAAACCAGAAGGAGTGACCCAAATTAAATGGTTAGCTCCACCTTTTATTACCTTTGATACTTCTTTCTCTATCCAGCGCATAACCTTCATCGGACCGGGGACTACTTGTTCCATAGCATCCCGGACCGCTTGAACTATTTGTGTTAGTTCGTCTTTTTCTACCTCAATATCTACATCTTTAAAAGCATCTCGTATGTATTGTCTATTGCTAAAAGGTTTAGCGTTATAAGGTATGGTCATAACACATCTTTTAGTTTTCTTTCTATCCCAATAAGGTCGTAACCTCTCAGGTATATTTTTAATACTTTTATCTGCTATTACTTGATATGCATCTTGAGGTTTATCACTTGGCATTACATTAACCAAGCATGCTGTGGACTTATCGCGAGCTAGACCAGCCAAGATCTGTAGACCTGAGCATGTAGCATCGGTTGCCACGGGTAAACCAGTAGTCTTTTTACCAGCCATAACTACGTCATAGTATTCTTTACACGCAGCTAAAAACTGCCAAGGTTCATCAGCTGCTTCCCAATCTCCAATATTATTTAGTGGATCTGTAGCAACTCTAGTAATTAATAAAATATTTTCTTGTTTAGCTACCCAAGCTAATCGCTCCTCCATAGTCGCTTTATCAAGACCATAAGTAGTAGCTACTTGGAAAGCTAACCATCTCATACCCTCCTCAGTTATTTCTGCTTCTTCACTAAACTTAAGCAAACTTTTACCAAAGTCTGTATCTTGTGGAGTTAAAAATGATGGTATTGGGTATGCTCTTCCTCTGTAGTCAAATGACCAAGGTATATAGAAATTCTTGCCTTCAAACTCTCTGACACAATTCATTGTCATTCTTGTTCGGCAAGATATTCTCCATTCGTTAGCGTTCTTGTTATGTATTACAGCTTTAGCTTTTCTCCATTCCTTCCTAGCTTCCTTATTAGTATCTATATCTGTAGGCTTAGGAGGAATTGGATGATTAATAACAGGACGAAACTTTCCTACTTCTATTTCTTTCTCTTCTAACTCTTTAGCTACATTAACTATAAAGTTATTAAGTGTATATTTAACCTTCTGTATTTTGTTTAAGAAGGCGTAGGTAGTTTTCCCCTGTATAGATAACACTACCCCTCTTCTCACCATTTGATGGCAATTTGTAAGCTGATTTAGGTAATAACCTCCGTCGTTTAATGTACTCCAATCTCTAGGTTCTATTAACATCGGTTTAGATAACGGACTAAATAACTCAGTTAATCTGACTATTTCATCTTTATGTTTATTAAATTCGTGAGTAGTAGTTACGTAAGCTGATTTCTTTGCATTTTGCACTATGACATTAGTAAACCAGCCCGATGATTGTGCTAATGCTTCGAGCATAAAGCCACCAAGCTGTACTTTACGTATGCCATTCCAAGGTATCCATGGCTCGACATCTGTTTTGTTCATGATGGTCTGCATAGACTTACGTTTATAGTCTGTGCCCTTGGCTTGATGCCAGTAATTCTCCTTAAGTGTGTTAAATAATGCTGGTGCTACTGATTCGTAGTACTGCATTTGACATTCAGCTTCAATAGCATTCGCAATAGATTCAACTATTTTGATTACTAATTGATTTTGCTTACGTGGAGAAAATACTTTATCAAAAGTCAGTTTTGCTGTAATAACCGCTTGTGCTTCAGTATCTAAAGCAAACAAATAAGGAAGTAAAGCAATTAAATGCCCTGCTCCTTTTACAGCTGTAAGTTTTCTTTTTTCCTTTTTTTCTCTTAAATATTTAACAAACAGTGGTAACAACGTAGCTATAGACGCAGAACCATATACAGTTGCGGATGCGTACTCTCTTTCTTCTAAGTTAAGTGTATCCTTCCTTAGTTTCTCTAATCCGCCCCTGATTTGATTACGTTCTAATGTCTCCTGTTGCTCAATTTCAACAAGTAAAGGCATGTGTGGCTCCTGTATAGAAAATGTTGTGAATTTCTTAAAATTAAGAATGTCTGTTGTTAAACATGTTGCTTGACGTGTCAAGATCATCTTGTATCTGCTGATACATAATATCTAGTATTTCATCCTTGTGTGGATGAATGGAGATTTCTTTTAACAAACTGTTATATCTCCTGTTAAATGTTTTAGTTCTCATTGTTGAAATCGAATGGTAGGTTGTCAGGTTTTAAGTGATACATGCCGTCCATGGTGCATAAGTACACCTCCTTACTGGTTGACATGGCTTTCTTGAGTCTGTTGCGAGTATGGTGCTCTGTGTTATAGAAAAACTCTTCTACTTTTCCTGTGTCCTTGTCTTGTGTCCTTACTAAGGCAAAGACAGAGTCAGGTATCACATATCCATATATTTTCCAGTCCTCAAATACTTCATACGGCATTGACGTGAAGAACTTATCGGGGGTGTCCTTGATGGCACGCCAGTTATTTGGAAAATATTTACGTTTCATTGAAGTGAATCCTCTTTACGTCGATTAGGTTGTATTTGTGTGACTTGGCAAAGTCCAATGCGTCATACGCAGCGTCTTCGTCACAGTCAGCCTTTATAAAGTGGTGGCTTCGGGTATCGTCATCTTGCAGACGATAAATAACTTGATAAGTGTTCATGGCATGCCTGATGAGTGTGTAAATACCTGTACCTACGGGCGGGTTTATTGACAGTCAGGCGTTGTCTTATTTGTTATCTATAAAGATCGGCTTCATTAAAAGCATCAAGATGTTTTCTCAACTTGCTTGGTTTAATTCTTATATCCATGTATAGAACGCACCATTCCGCAGCTTTGCGAACTGTATCGTCGTCCCATTCTGGTTCAGCCTTTCTTATAGCTTGTGAGTAATTAAGTGTTTGTTTTACGTCGATGGTCATTTGTTTTTTCTTGTATATACGCATCTAATTCGCGTAGTTGTTTTAAGATCCTTTCGTTTTCTTTGCGAAGTAGTTCATCGTGAATGGTCATAGTTTCTCCGTTATTTGAAAGTATCCTTGAATTGTCATTTGCCATTTAAATGGGAACATGTCGCCATATTCCTTGGCAACACGTTTGTCTATTATGTTTGCGATTGCGTCTCTGTCTTGATATGTCAGACAGTCAGCAACAT